GCCGTCGGAGAGTGTGGGGATTTTTTTATTTTTGAATTAGAATAGCGATAATTGAAACCACAATCCCAATAATTGAAAGAAGAGATCCAACGGTTAATGCGATTAACCATTTTTTGTTTTCTTCTTTCTCTTTTTGTTGTTCTAGTTTGAAATCAGAGAACATTTTTTCCATTCGAAGTCCCATATTTTCAAAACCATCACGCATTTCAGTTCTGATTTGATCGGATTTTAAATCAACTTTTTCGAAACCGTGTTTGACATCAGAATTGATTTTCTCTAGTTTTAAATCAATTTCCGCTTTGGTATATGTATTGCTCTCCATATATCGTTCCTCCAATTCTCTTATTACCTCTATTATATCATTTTTTTGTATGGGTACAGTTTTCAATGAAGGCCTTGAAGCATAAATATGTGTAATATTAGATGCACCCGACTTAAAATTATTTTGTAATTCTGGCATAACTTACCCCTGCTTTATGAAAGAATGGTAACTATACGCTTCATCTAACTGATTACCTTCTTCGTCAGAAAGATTGAAGTAAAAGTAAAAATCACTTGGTAATTGAATTGTAAAGTTGAATTCAAAATGACCAGTAGCTTTTCCGTAATCATCTTTTAAATCTATAAACTCACTTTTAGGTATATTAATCCTTGTAGCATGGACTGGATAATGTGTTCCGTTTTGGAAATAAGCATCAACAGATAGAATATAAGTTTTATCAGGAACTAGATTAAAGAAGTCTAAGAAGGCAACTAAACTTGTTGAACCAGGAAATAAATCGAAATTTGTTACTGTTCCTAAAAGTTGGCCACTGTCAGGTTGTACAATTTTAATCGATGTCATTTTTTCCTTAAAAGGGTTAGGTTTTATATTAAAAGTTTTAGAGAAATCTTTCAGATATTTTTCCACATTTTTAATTGAATAACTAACAAATGGCTTAGAAAGTTCTGGTTTTATCATATTTTCCACCTCTAAAAGGTTTTCCAATATTTTTTCTCGATTATTTGTCAAATTTTCATTAACTCGAGTATCATTATCTTTAATGTCTGTATCTGTCATTTTTATTCCTCTTTTTTAACTTGTCAATCTATAAAACTCTTCCTGGATCATATCCTTGTTACAAAACCTGAGTTTTTACGAATTATGAACAATAACGTCCAAGGCGCCCATGATTCGCTGTGCGTTCTCGACTGCTTCTTTATATTCTTTTGAAGTGTTCTTTACTGGCTTTCTAATCAAGTCGATGAATACGACTGGTTTATTAAAGTCATTCGAAGTCACACGAAGAGTCATGTCCAAAATTTTAGAGGTTGATTTTCGCTTGGATACGATACCGCCTGCAACTGCTCCAATGGGTCCGAACATGGCGCCTGCAACCAAAGCTTGACCAACACCACCCGAAACAACAGTCTGATTATTTACAATCAATTCATAGGATACTAGGTCCTCAAACGAATACCATCCAGTATCATTCTTGTCTTTCTTGACCAAGGACGGGATCAATGACAATCCCATAGTGCCGACTGCAAGACTGGCTTTTACAGAACCCTTGATTGCTCCGCTGACCATTCCAGAAGAACCTTTTGCCTTGCGAGCGCCGTTAATTCGATAGGTGCGATGGTGTCTGTCAATCTCAAGCGGACCGACTTTGTCTGTTTTCCTGCTTCTAGCAGCAGGGGATGGAGAAGCTGGTTTATTGACTGGTTGAGGTTGTTCTACGGGTTCTTGGTTAGCGATAGAATAACCACAATTTGGGCAGAACTTGTAGCCCTCTACTGGGTTGCCACATTCAGGACAGAATTTCATATTGACCTCCAATGAAATTATATGATTTTTTATTTCTCTCTATACAAATCCACGACTTCGCCGATAATTCGGAAGTCCGTTTCTGGTGTAATTGGCATATCTTTGTATGCGGGATTCAAGCTGTGTAAGTAAGCTTGGTCTTTGTCGATAACAAGCTGCTTGATATAAGCATCGCCGTTGTAATTAAACACTCCAATCACTCCGTCATTCAACTCTACACTTGTCCGAATGAACACCAAATCACCATCGTGATAGTCTGGTTCCATAGAGTCCCCTTTGATGGGGATGACAAAGTCAGCATCGATATCTACTGGCAACTCTATCCGTTGCACTCGTACATCGTTCAAATACTGCCCTGTACCTGCAGAAGCTGGATGGTCGTAGTAATCATAACTATATAGCTGAATGACTTCCGATACTTCGTTTGGTTGAGTTCCTTCATTCCTCTGCTCGTTCAGTTGCTTTTCAGCATAGGTCAAGACTTTTTCCTGTCTGGGTGGCGCTAGTTGGTCGTAGATGGTTTGGATTGGTGAAGTGGTAGGTGATTGAAGAGTCTCGTTTTGAGAAGGAAAAAAATCATCTATTGAGACACCGAAAATATCGCAAAGCTCAAAGAGCATGTCTTGATTGGCTTTTCTATCTCCTTTTTCATATCTACTAATAGTTTGTTTAGTAGTATTCAATCTTTTAGCAAGTTCATCTTGAGTAAAACCGGCTGATTTTCGAAAAGTTTTAATTTGGTTTCCAATATATTTTTTCAAATCCATGTTCCGTACCTCAATTTTAGTAATTCTATAAGTAAATTATATAAAAAAGTCACCGAAAACGCAACTTTTTTTATTTTTTAATTAAAATACTGTTGACAAGTCACCAAAATGGTGATATAATTTAATCAAGCTTAAGGAAATATCGAAACCGAGAGCAAAAGAGAAAGGAGGAAGGAGATGGATACAAAAGAAGTTGTTTCAAAATTAGAAAAAAAGCAAGAAAAAAACATAGCCGAAATAAGTTACTTAAGAGGCTATGTTAAGGGTCTTGAGGAACGAATCAGACGTTTAGAACAGGCTAGTCAGTAGTTTTAAGTGTGAAAGCATTTGGATACTTCGCTTGCAACTCAAAGATTTTCTCAAGTTTTTCAGGTTCTTGAAAAGCCATCATGATAATATCTTCTTGAGTCATTGGACGATTGGTAGCTGGTGCGTTTGCAATATTGCTGTTTAACGTTTCAATAGCATCATAGATATTGTTAATAGTAGATTTTAACTGGGCGAACTCTTGAGTTGTGACATAGTCTTTCTCATCATTATTTTTCTTTTTTAATGTTGAAAAGTCTAGACTTTCTTCGGTCTTTTGGATCCGTTGGATAGTTTTGTTAACAGATTCAAGGACATCTGTTCCTGAAGTATTTTTCAAATCATACTGTATGATATTGATTGTTCGAATATCAAATGGGATGTCTTCATTGGTTTGCTGTCTTAAAAAAATGGTTGGCAAATTCAAAGCCTTACGATAGCCGAGTTCTAAAAAGACATTTGGGTTGTTACCTGTTATATCGACAATAACAAGGTCTGACTTTGTTAGAGCGTCAAATATTTTATCATCAATTCTATCTGAATGATATAATTCGTCAGCTCTTTTTACATCGTACTTATCGGACAAAGCTGGTTTAATGATGTGTCTTAAGACGCTATCAGAATGATTTCTAATTTCTGATTTTTCTGGACCGATAGCAGAGACGACAAAACAAATTTTTTCAGTCATGTTTTTCTCCAATCATTTTATTTTGATT